TACATTCACGAAATGACATTTTAAATCAGGATCCTCCTCTTGACTTGTGGCACGAACCTCGTACCGGTAAGTACTTTCATCATATTTTGACACGGAACTGATATTGCATAACATCCTCTCTATTTCCGTGAGCCGTTTCGTGTTTGCCATTCCTTTAAAATCAGGCACGCACACGTTAATATTCACGAATGCCCGTGACCAGAAAACATCTTCTTCCAGGGTGCCGCAAAGAACTATCAATCTCTCTGAATCAACCTTTCCATCCTTGATCGCGTCTTTCCTGTACTGCTTGAACTTGAACTTCTTCAAATCCTTGTAAAGAATCTCTTCTATGTCTCCGTTAGTGATCATTTGTTAAACAATTCAATTACTTTTATTTCTGCACTATCCATTACATCAAAACCTCTTGCATTCACGTAACTAGCGTAATCCATCCCCGCTACTACCACGAGAGTATATCCTTTCTTGCGAGTGGAAACTATCTGCCTTGCATACATCAACCCCTGTTTGCTCCCCTCTGAACCATCCCCGCTTTTCCCTCTAGCTATGAAATTGACATCCTTCCCGGAAATAGTGGTAAACCTCACTCTTTGCATATTCGCACCGAATCCGGCAACCTTGTTAAATCCCCCTTCTTTTATAATCTTCCCGTCACGTGCTAGAACGTAACCGATAGAACTCCTTAAATTACCGGTGATGTTCTGGTATCTCCCGTTTTGTACTGCTGTTTGTACAGCTAGTTCCCCGGCATAAATCAATTTGTTAACAAGTTTATTCAACTCGTCATCGATTGATTTATACACGTCCGAGAAATCCCAAGTCACACCCATATTTCCGAGTAATTAAAGTAATTACATCTTGCTATCTTTATCACTTTCCCATCTCCTCTCTTGTTCCCATTGTGATCAATAACCTCGATCTCTTCTCCCGGTAACACATCTCGCCCCTCGTACACGATATGGTAGCTAAAATCAATCATGGAACCGTTAACGGAAACCTGTTTCATCTGCCCGTTATCATAACAACTACATGGTCCAATTTCTTCCCACTCGTTATTATCATTGATGACCGGGTTTCCCAAGTCATCAAATTCGGGTTCTTTATTAACCTTCGCTTGCAATATGTGTGGTGCGAAATACATAATTACCAAATATCTGATGCGTCACGTATTACATTTAATCCAAGTAAAGTAGAAGTTTTGTCATTCGGTTTTATTTCATATTTATTTAGCATCATAAGGCGATAATTTTTTATAGAATCATCATCCCACGATGCCGAAATACCGTTTTCATTAATAGAAGTTGGGTGAAGAATGCTAGAGTTGATAAAACTATTGCTAGAAAAATCTATCTTTCTTTTCGATTCATCGGTTAAGCCTCCATCTTCTATATTGAAATTCAACGCGAATTTGGAAACTCCTTCATCGGATATTTCACCGATGAAGGATAATTTATGCTTTATGTATTCAAAATTTGTCATTTTTCAACCGTCAACGAGTAAATTCCGTTAATCTCGGTGATGATTGGCAACGACAAAGATTGAGCTTT